CGAACACATGCACGAGGATCAGCCCGTCCGTCACCCACACCTGCGAGCCAGGCTTGCCGGCACCGTGCATCTGGCTGCGCGATGACGCGATCTCCAAATGCACCCACGGCAGGAAGTTCGGCATCGGCTGCGCGCCGTCCGTAGGCGGCCAGGGCGCGGCCGGCTTCTCGTTCTGATAGGTGATGCGCGTCGTCGTCCAGTTGGCCGCGAGCCGCTGCCGGATCGCCGCCTTCGCGCCTGCGTAATCGCCCATCAGCGCCGCTCCGCAATGACGAGTGCGGGATACCTGTTGACGGATTTGTTGTGGGCGCGGCTCATTCCCGTGGCGCCGGCGACGATTCCGCGAAACGTGAACGTGATGCTGGCGCGGTTGCCGAAGCGGCGGCGCACGATCTGCGCAGCCTGCTCATAGACGTGGTCTGAGCCTGGCACGCGCATCGTCATGGAGCCGACCTCGATCTTGCGGGAGTAGGGCAGCGGGTTGGTGATAACCACCTCGCCGGTGCCGTCCCATTCCTTCAGGTTGGCAGCGGCAACGCCATTGACGAACAGCGAATGGGCATTGCGATATTCGCCCGACAGGACCGGCGATAGGTCGAACAGCGTTTCCAAGGCGAACTGCACGATCTGGTCGAGGCGGTTGTAGCGGTAGCGGATCATGCCGCCAGCTTTAACCTGATCTTCCGCGACACCCGGCCGGCCGTCGACCTTCCGGGTGAACCGGGTCGGCCGCGGCTCCGTCGTCATGATGCGGGCATGCTCGCGCTTCGCGGTGGCGATCAGCGCCTTGCGAACTTCTTCGGCCGTGCCCCTGGCCGCGATGCGGAAAACCTCGACGGCGCGGCGGGCCATCAGGCCAGCCTCACCCGCATCTCGACGCGCACCAGCACGTCGTTGAGGTAGATCGGGTTGACGTCGCTCTGGACCTTGCCGAGCCTGCCGTTCGCCGCGAAATCGTCGCCGTCCTGCGGCAAGCCGAACGCGCCGAGACCAGTGGGCGACACGATCACCTTGCGGTCGGCAAGGGTGATGAGACCGACAACCTGGTCAGGCTCATAGCCACGCACCACGGCCTTGCACGTGTGTAGCGCACCGCCGCCGCGGCGCAGCGAGATCGTCTGGCCTCGCCGCGCAATGGCAGCGTCCAGCCGTGAGATCGCACCCGCCGGGGTGTCAGAAAGGTCCACCATCACCCGATCGCCCTGTTCATGAACCGCTCAAGCCGAGCCGAAAAACCTGCCGGAAACCCCGTTCCATCCGAAGTCGCCAATCCGCCAACCCAGCGCTCGGTGCGGACACTGTCGACGCCGTCGACATCAACCGTGGTTGCCTTGACCAGCGGATCGGCCGACGCTTCGCTGAGACGAATGCGCGCGAGATCGGTGACGACACCCGAAAGGCTGGGCGGGACGGTATCGAAACCGGCATCGTAGGTGACGACGGTCTCTCGTGCCTGCCAGCAGGTCCTGCGGCCATCCACCCAGCGCTCGACCAATCCGGCCTCGACGTCAACCGAGCGGGCGTCGAGCGTGACTTCCGCGCCATTCTCGGTCACGGTGACGATCTCGACATTGTGCCGGCGCGCCAGGATCAGCACATCGTTGCCGGAGCAACAGAACGTCTCCCGCACCCGCTCCTTTCGCAGGGTCGGCTCACCTCCCTTGCCCACGGCGATGCCGCAAGCATCGACGATTTCGGCCGAGATGCGCTTACCCAGCGCCGTCAACTCCTCATCACGGCTGGCGTCGCTACGCGACAGGCCGGCCGCAGCCCGCAGGTCCGCGATGGGCGCCAGCATCGTGTCGGCAGCAGGAGTGATGATTTCGAGGCGCGCATCCATGGATCACTGCTTCCTCGGCCGGCCGTGCCGACGTTTCCCGGTTTCTGGTATGCCGCGCGCTTCAGGCGGGCCGGGATCGATAGCCCGCTCCATGACATCCCCGGCGACGGGCACCGCATAGCCGGCCTGAATGAGCCGGATTGCCTCGCCCTGCGGGAAATCGCGCTCATCGCCGGGCCCGAGCGAATAGGCCGGGCCGGAAAGCCCGACCAGCAGCCGGATCAACATCACGCGCCCGCCGACACCTTGAGTACGCCGCCGTCATTCCAGACCTGACCTGAGACCTCGGGATCGGCGGTAGGAATGTTCTCGATGATTGTCAGCAAGGCGGCGACTTCCACTTTCAGCGTGACCTCCCCATCGCTCACTGCGAAATAGTCGGCGTCAAACGTGACAGACGTGAAGAAGTCGCCAGCATTCTCCAGGGTGCTGCCCGGCTTGAGCGTGATTTTGCCGCCGTTCTCGACGACAAGCTCGTTGCCTCCGACGGCGCGATAAACTTTGGTCGCGTACATGCCGACCTCCATGGCTGGAATGGATGGGATGCGGGCGAGACACGGAGCCTCGCCCGCGAATGCGCAGCCTTACGGCTGCAGCAGGTGCTTGACTGCCGCCGTGTCCCCGAGTTCGCCGTCGAGACGGATCAGGCCGGCGATGCCGAGATCGGGCCAGAACCGTTCGCGCAGCACGCCGATGACCGGCGATCCGACCTTGCGCACGAAATACTTGCCGAGGTCGCCGAACAGCATCGACTTCTTGCCCGTGGCGATGCCATCCATCGCCTGGTTGATCGAATAGCGATAGCCGAGGATCGTGCCCGGCACGCCGTTCTGGACGTCGCCGGAGGTCCAGATATAGCGGCCGTCGCCGTCCTTCAGCTTGCGCAGCGCCGCCAGGGTGAGGTCGTTGAACATGAAACGGACCTTCGGCGACTGACGGTAGGCCGGATCGACCGAATGCACGAGATCGACAATCTCGTCATAGGTCACGGCACCAGCCGCGGCGGCATCCTTGCCTTTGGTGGACGCCGTGACGATACCGTTCGGATCGCCCGTACCGTCTCCGGTGGTGAGCTGGAGATTGGCGATGCGGCCGAGGCGTTCGCCGAGTAGGGAGCCGAGGAGTTGCTCCATGTTGAAGATGGAGTCCGCCGCCAGTTCGAACGAGAAGCGGACGAACTCGGTGTCGTATGCGTATGCTTCGAGCTGCTTCTTACCGAAGGTCACGTCCTTGCCGCCGTCGTCGGTCAGTGCGGCTCCTTCCGTATGCTGCTCCGCCGTGACGCCGGTATCGTCCACGGTCGGCAGGATGATCGGATTGCCGGCCGTCGTGGTGATGACGGTGCAGATGTCCTCGTCGTACATCGGCCCCCACATCTTCATCGAGCGGATCAACTGGTCGCTCAGTTCGGTCGGCACCGTGTAGCCGCCGGCCGTGCCGGCCCCGCCGCTCGTGGTCTGGGCACGGAATTCGGCCTTGACCTCGACGCCGCGCTTCAGGATGGCCCGCTCCTCGGCGGACAGTTCGCCAAGGTCGGCGCCGCAGGACAGGAACCTGTAGAAGACCTGCCGATAGGACAGTTCCTCGCCATCGTCCTGACCGCGGCCTTCGGTCTGCTCCCCCGAGACGGGGCGCTGCCGGGCGCGTTCCTCGGCGGCGGCATCGTCGATACGCTTCTGCGCCGCGGCCATGCGCTGCTCGCGGGCAATCTGCGCGTCCACCCTGTCGAATTCGGCCATGATGTCGTCATGACGCCTTTCGAGTTCGGCAGCGCGAGCCTCGTCCGTATTCCTGGTGATGTCATCGAGAGCCGCGCGGGCGTCGGCAACAAGCTTTTCCCGCTTCTCGATCAGTTCCTTGATGGTCATGGGGTGTTCCTTTCAACGACCATGTGTGAGGGCCCGCAAAAGCGGGCGCATCGGCAGGAAGCGGGATGCTTGCCTGACCTACCTCCGGGTGGCCCGGGTGAAGCTGTGACTATGCGATGTTGCGAAAGCGCTGTTCGGCCCTTGCCTTGCGCTCGGCGATGCGCTGGCTGGCCGCGGCGAAATTCTGCTGGCGGCGATCCTTACGCGCCTCTTCCAGACAGCGGACGCCGACCTCGGTTGTCGGATAGGCGCCGCGGGTGACGATGGACACATCGTAGAGTTCACCGACCTGCACGATGGTGCGCAGCGGCAATTCTCCCGTTTCGTCCCATTCCTCTTTTCCGCCGCGCATCGAGAACGCGAAAGACATCTGGTCGATGTCGCCGCGCTTCATCTTGGCCATCAGGTCGCGCGCATCCTGGGTATCCGGAGGATCGATCTCGACGCGCAGGCCCTTTGCATCCTCGGAGAGCCGCAACGTGCCGGCCTTCTTGCGGCCGAGCACGACGCTTTCGTCGTGGTTGAACAGGGCGTGGACATCGGAATCGGCGAGCGCGGGGCCGAAAGCGCCACGACGAACCTGTTCGCGGAAATACCCGCCGATATCCGTCGGCGTGTCGAAGATGGCGGCATAGCCGATGATCACGGGCGCGGCATCGCCGTCCGCACGTTCTTCGACGTTCAAATCTGCGAGTATGCGGATTTCACGATCCGACATTTCCGTCTCCGTCTTCAAGCGGCGGGCCGCCGTTGTGTCCCATGCCAGGTTGTTGCTGCCCCAGCACTACGGTGGCACCCTGGACCAGCAGTTCATCCGCTGCCTGGTTCCCGTGGCGAGGCCTGTTCTCCAGGGCCCGGCCTTCGTTCGGCGTCATCTGGCCCGTCTGGATGGCGCGGGCTATGCCTTCGACGCGGCTCTTGAAATCGCCGCGCTGGAGCCCGTCGAGGTTATGCTCGACATAGCGGCCGTTCTTGAAGCGGCCGAACAGCTTCAGGTTCAGCTCGTCCTCATAAGCCTTGGCCCACTGGCTGATCAGATGCTTGACGAGGTTGAGGTCCTGCTGCT